CAGGGAGCAAGACGCCCTTGTCGGTAAAGACCCGTTCTCCAATTCCCAAAAAGCTGATTTTCTCCTGTATGGAAGCTCTTTCTAAGGTTGAATTGTCTGCCCCTGTGACGGCAGGAACTGTGGTGCTGGAGAATGTTTGCGGCACGGGTGTAGATGTGATCGCCACCAAAGATGTGTAAAAAACCATCTCAAAAGGTTGGTAAAATGTTGGGAAGATTTTTTCGAAAATCTGTGGTATTATGATAGTGCTGATAGTAGACAAATGAAAAATGAGCGGAGCAAGGAGAGATCCTATGCTCCGCTTTTTTATTGGAGGGAGGAGATGCTGGGGAGATTATGGCAGGGAAAAAGTTATCCCCCGAACAGGTGATCAAGGAGCTGACGGCTATTGCCTTTGCAAAAGTACCGGAGTGTTTGGAGCTGGAAGATGGAGGAGTGCGATTGAAGGAACATCTTAGGCCGTTGCAGAGAGCGGCGATCGCATCTATTGAAAAGACCAGCGCCGGTGTGAAGGTGAAGTTCTACGACAAGATGAAGGCGCTGGAGCTGCTGGGCAAGCATTTTGGCCTGTTCGAGGGGAAGGACAATCAAGAAGAAATAAAGGACAACAATCTACTGGAGGCAATTTTACAAGCGACCCGGCAGGAGGTGGATACAGATGATGTATCAGAGCTTCAGTAAGCGGCAGGTGCTGGCGATGACCTGGTGGAACAGACCCGGCTTGCAAGATTATGCGGGGATCATCTGCGACGGGGCGATCCGGTCCGGCAAGACGCTCAGTATGGTAACGGGATTTTTCCTGTGGAGCATGGCGTGCTTTCACGGCAACAGTTTTGCCCTGTGCGGCAGGACGGTGGGCGCACTGCGGAGGAATCTGGTGAGCAATCTGCATAGCTGGCTGGGAGATACGGTGGACATTCGGGAGAGTCGCAGCGAAAACAAGCTGACAGTGTCCGACAAGCGGGGCAGGCGCAACACATATTATCTCTTCGGCGGACAGGACGAAAGCTCTTACAAGCTGATTCAGGGCATTACCTTGGCAGGTGTTTTGCTGGATGAGGCTGCGTTGATGCCCCGTTCCTTTGTGGAGCAGGCTTGCGCCCGCTGCTCGGTGGCGGGATCGAAATTGTGGTTTAACTGTAATCCGGAAGGGCCGGAGCATTGGCTCTACAAGGAATGGATACAGAAAGCGGAGCAGAAGCAGCTGCTCCGCTTGCATTTCACCATGGCGGACAACCCAGGGCTTGATCCGGCGATCAAACAGCGGTATGAGGCGATGTACACCGGCGTATTCTACCGGCGCTATATTCTGGGGCAGTGGTGCATGGCGGAGGGGCTGGTGTATGATTTTCAGCCGGACAAGCACATTGCCCGGACTGTGCCGGATCGGGGCCGCTACTACATCTCCGTGGACTACGGTACGCTTAATCCTTTCTCGGCGGGACTGTGGTGCGTGGCTGAGGGCAGAGCGGTGCGGATTCGGGAGTTTTATCACAGCGGTCGGGAAAGCTGCAGGCAGTACACCGACGAAGAATATCACAAAGCATTGGTGGAGCTGGCAGGGGACTTGCCGGTGGAAACGGTGGTGGTAGACCCGTCGGCGGCATCCTTTATTGCAACCATTCGCGCCCACGGGGTATTCTCGGTACGCAAAGCAAGAAACGAGGTGCTGGACGGCATTCGGTTGGTGGCAACGCTGTTGCAGGAGGGTGTGCTGCAATTTACACCGGCGTGCAAGGATACCCTTCGGGAATTTTCCCTCTATCGCTGGGAGGAAAACGGGGAGACGGATCGGGTCTGCAAGGAAAACGACCACGCAATGGATGACATTCGCTATTTTTGCGCGACTGTGTTGCGTAGACACATACGAAAGAACAAGGAGGAAATTTAAGTGAAAAAATGGCTGCAAAATCATTTTTTGCCTATGTGGGCGAAACAGACTCTCTTGTGGGAGAAGCAACAGCTGGAACGGGAGAATTTGGCCTTACGGCAGGAAATCGATCGACTGGAGGCCTATATTGACGGCGTGAAAACCGGTATTCGTGCCGGTAAACGGGTCAATATTATCAATCAGGGAGGAGAAGTATGAGTATTTACAATTACGAGCAGGCTTTCGGCGCGTGGGACAGGACCAGCACCCCAATGCGTCGGGCCATTGACCGGTGGTTTAATATGTACTACGACTCTTCGGAGGACAAGACTACCGATGCCTGTCAGCGGATTCCCTATACTGTGGTGAACAAGCTGGTCAAATCGGTGTTCGGAGAGTATCAGGCGACTGCCGGCACGCCTTTTGGACAGGCAGTTTTACAGAGTCTGGACGAGAAGAAGCGGCTTGCGTTCCAGCTGGCGCTGGTAGGCGGCGCCTGCTACATCAAACCCTGCCCTATGGGTACGGGTTTTTCTTTTACCCTTGTGCCGAGAAATCAGGCGCTGATCTTCGGCAGGGATGGAAACGGTAATATTACAGATGTGGGTTTGGTGGAAAAACGGGTAGAGGACAATTACTTCTACACTTTACTGGAACGGCGCAAGGTCGATAACCACGGATTTTTGACCATTTCCTATCGGCTCTACCGCAGCCGGGACGGACAGAATTTGGGCGCGGAAGTGCCACTGAAGAATGTGCCGGCTTACAGTCATCTGGCGGAGAGTTACTGTTTTCAAAAACCCGTTGGGTCAATAGGTCTTACGGAGGTAAAGCTGCCGATTCTCAACTGTGTGGACGGTTCTTATGACGGCGTTTCCGTTTATGCCGCAGCGGAAGGCTTAATCCGCAACATCAATCGCAACGAGGCGCAGCTGAACGGCGAATTTAATCGGGGCGAGAGCCGGATCATTGCATCCAAGGATCTGCTGGACGGAGAACTGGGTCTGCAGGATCATCTGTTTGTGGGTCTGGACGAAGACCCGGAACGGGTGGGGTTGACCATCTTCTCTCCCCAGCTGCGAGAGGATTCCTACATTTCTCGCAAGCAGGAGTACCTGCGGGACGTGGAGAGTCTCATCGGTCTGCGGCGGGGTATGTTGTCCGATGCCAATGTACAGGAACGGACGGCTACGGAGATCACCGCCAGCGCGGCGGAGTTTTCTCTCACTGTGCTGGAATTTCAGGTGATGTGGCAGCAGGCGCTGGAAAAGTTGGTGGCTCTGTGCGAGATTTTGGCAGAGCTGTACGGCTTTGCTGCCTGCGATGCCGGTGAAGTAACCGTAGACTGGGGCAACGGCACACTGTACGACCAGGAAAAGACCTGGGCGGACTATATGGAAATGGTGGAAAAGGGGCTTTTGAAGCCAGAGGTGGCGCTGGCGTGGCGATTCGGCCTTGCCGGTGAAAGTGAACAGGCAATCAGAGAAAAGCTGATGCCGGGTTAAGGTGATGAAAGCAGCCAAAAGGCTGCTTTTTTCATAAATGTTTGGGATGCGACCCCGTAAAAAGCGTAAAACGAAAGGAGAAAACAATGAAACGAGAATTTTTGCAAGGTCTTAAGGTGGGGGAAAGTTCCCTGCCGAAAGAGGTCATCGATGCCATTATGGCGGAGAACGGACGGGATATTGAAAGCGTAAAGGCCCGTTATGCCGATTATGAGGCGCTGCAGGAGCAGCTTGCTCAAGCGGAAACAGAAGCGGCAAAGCATTGGGAGGAGAAGCTAAATAACCAGGTGGATACCCACAGACGGGAAATGTCTGATCTTATTTTTAGCCACAATTTGGAAAAGGCGATCCTCTCGGCAAAGGGTCGCAATGCTAAGGCCATCACCGCCCTTTTGGATGTAGAAGCCCTCAAGGTCAGCGAAAATCAGACGGCCGACTTGGAGCAGGCACTGCAGTCTTTAAAGCAGGATTGCAGCTACCTGTTCCAGTCGGAGACTCCGCCCCCTTACGCAAGGGGCACAGGCGCGATCGCGCCGGAAACAAACAAAAGTCCTGCTACATTGGCAGGCGCACTATTAGAAAAATTTGAAAGGAAGTAAAAAATTATGGCAATTACACTCGCAGAAGCAAAGGTCGGCATGGCCGACAAGGTAGATCAGCAGATCGTTGATATGTTCCGCCGCAGCTCCCTGCTGCTGGACAATATGGTGTTTGACAATGTTATCTCTCCCGGTACCGGCGGCAGCACTCTGACTTACGGCTACATCCAGCTGAAATCTCCCGCTACCGCATCCGTTCGTACTGTGGGCAACGAATATGTCCCCGGTGAGGCTAAGAAGGAGAAGAAGACCGCCAATGCCATCATTATGGGCGGCTCTTTCCAGATGGACCGTGTGATTCAGAACACCGCCGGCGCTGCCAACGAAATGGCATTCCAGGCAGAGCAGAAGATCAAGGCGACTGCAAACTATTTCCACAATCTGGTGATCAACGGTACCGGTGA